ATTTAGATCATCCAAATTATCAATATGTTGCTGCAAGATTATTATTATTCTCTGTTCGTAAACAAGTTTATGGTAGATTACATGATCTTCCAGATCTTAAAGAACATGTTGAGAAATGTGTTTGGAATGGGGTATATGATTCTGAGATACTAAAATCTTATGATGATGAAGAATTTGAAAAATTACAATCATTTATAGACCACGATAGAGATTACCTATTCACATATGCTGGACTTCGCCAAGTGGTCGATAAATATTTGGTACAAGACAGAAGTACAGGAGCACTATATGAGTCTCCACAGTTCATGTATCTCTTGATATCTGCTTCAATTTTTTCAAAATATTCACCAAACATCCGATTAGATTACGTTAAAAAGTATTACGATGCCATTTCCAAACACAGAATCAACATCCCAACACCAATCATGGCAGGAGTCCGCACACCCCTTCGGCAGTATGCGTCTTGCGTTCTGGTTGATATTGACGACACCTTGGATAGTATTTTTAGTTCTGACATGGCCATTGGTAAGTATGTCGCACAAAGGGCTGGTATTGGTATCAACGCTGGCAGGATCAGGGGGATCAATGCTAAAATCAGGGGTGGAGAAGTTCAACACACAGGTGTCGTCCCGTTTCTCAAAAAGTTTGAATCAACTGTCAGATGCTGCACTCAAAATGGCATCAGAGGTGGATCAGCAACTGTCCACTTTCCAATCTGGCACCAAGAAATAGAAGATATAATAGTTTTAAAAAATAATAAAGGAACAGAAGATAATCGTGTTCGTAAATTAGACTATAGTATTCAACTCAGTAAATTATTTTATGAAAGGTTCATTGAAAATAAAGACATTACCCTTTTTTCTCCTCATGATGTGCCAGGGCTTTATGATAGTTTTGGTACGGAATCTTTTGACGATTTATACGTCAAGTATGAATTAGACGAATCAATACCTAAAAAATCTTTAAATGCTCAAGAACTTATACTTGACCTGTTGAAAGAAAGAGCAGAAACTGGTAGAATATATTTAATGAATATTGACCATTGTAATTCTCACTCATCATTTATTGATAAAGTAGAGATGAGCAACTTGTGTCAAGAAATTACATTACCAACTAAACCTATACAACATATTGACGATGAAACTGGAGAAATTGCTCTCTGTATCCTTAGTGCTATTAATATTGGCAAAATTAGGGACATTTCAGATTTTGAAGTTCTTTGCGATCTTAGTGTTCGGAGTCTTGATGAACTCATTGATTTTCAACAATACCCAGTCGGAGCAGCAGAAGTCGCTACTAAAGCAAGACGTTCCCTCGGAATTGGTTACATTGGTTTAGCACACTATCTTGCCAAGCAAGGAGTATCTTATAGTGACCCAGAAGCGTGGAAATTGGTACATGATTTAACAGAAGCATTCCAATATTATCTCATAAAGTCCACAGTGAACCTAGCCAAAGAGAAGGGTGCATGTCAATATTCTGATCGTACTAAATATTCTCACGGTGTACTTCCAATCGATACTTACAAAACAGATGTTGACGAATTAGTTCCAAACAAGTTGAACTTTGACTGGGAATCTCTTCGTCAGGATGTAAAGAAATATGGGGTCAGAAACAGCACATTATCCGCACAAATGCCTTCGGAATCATCTTCCGTTGTTAGCAACGCAACTAATGGTATAGAACCTCCAAGAGGATATCTCTCAATCAAGAAGTCAAAGAAAGGACCTCTCAAGCAGATTGTTCCCTCCTACAATACCTTAAAGAATAATTATACGTTGCTCTGGGATATGCCTGATAACACAGGGTATATTAATATTGTTGCTGTTATGCAAAAGTTCTTTGACCAAGCGATTTCTGGAAACTGGTCGTACAATCCACAAAACTATGAAAACTCAGAAGTTCCTGTCAGTGTAATGGCACAAGACTTCCTATCTACTTACAAGTATGGTTGGAAGACATCTTACTATCAGAACACATATGATATTAAAACTGATGAAGTTGGTGATACCTTAGATAATGAAAAGAGTGGTAATTTAGAATGTCTATTAAACGAATTAAGTAACGCAAAGGAGGGAGAGTGTGAATCCTGTTCAATTTAAAGTTTCACCTATCAATAGCAAAAAAATGAATAATCTTAAAGGCATGACCGTCTTTAACACAGAGGAGTGTGATACAAAGAAGCAACCTATGTTTTTTGGTAAACCTTTAGGAGTACAGAGATATGATAACTTCAAGTATCCTGCATTTGAGAATCTAACAAAATCTCAACTAGGATATTTCTGGAGACCAGAAGAAGTATCTCTACAGAAAGACCGTGGTGATTATCAATCATTACGTCCAGAGCAGAAACACATTTATACATCTAATCTCAAGTATCAGATTATGCTCGATTCTGTACAGGGTCGTGCACCAGGTATGGCATTCTTACCATATTGTTCTCTACCTGAGTTAGAAGCATGTATGGAAGTGTGGTCATTCATGGAGATGATACATTCACGTTCATACACATATGTAATTAAGAATGTATATTCAAATCCATCAGAGGTGTTTGACAAGATATTATCTGATGACCGTATTCTAGAACGTGCTGCGAGTGTGACAGAATCATATGACACATTCATCAACTACGCACAGGAATGGGGTCAGGGTAGTATGTGGAAAGATGACTGGAAGGCATCACCATCATCAGTCTGGACACGTAAAGATTTAAAAAGACACTTATATAGGGCAGTTGCCAATGTTAACATTTTGGAAGGAATACGTTTTTATGTTTCTTTTGCTTGTAGTTTTGCTTTTGGCGAACTCAAGCTCATGGAAGGGAGTGCAAAAATTATATCACTCATTGCCAGAGATGAGAACCAGCATCTTGCAATAACACAGAACATCATCAACAACTGGAGAAAAGGTGATGACCCTGAGATGAAGGAGATTGTGAAGGAAGAAGAACAGTGGACATACAGTATGTTTGACCGCTGTGTAAACGAAGAGAAGGTATGGGCAGAGTATCTATTCAAAGATGGTAGTATGATTGGTCTTAATGATAAATTACTTCATCAGTATGTTGAGTGGATTGCAAACAAGAGAATGAAATCCATTGGATTAAAACCAGTGTACGACATTCCAGCAAGAAACAATCCATTACCTTGGACACAACACTGGATCTCTTCAAAGGGATTACAGGTTGCACCACAGGAGACAGAAGTCGAATCTTACATCGTAGGAGGAATTAAACAAGATGTCAAAAAAGACACCTTCTCAGGATTCAAACTTTGAGAATCCAAGACCCGAAGAAGAAATAGCATGGGACATTGAAGAGTGTAAAAAAGCAATCCGCGATGCTGCGGAAGATTATGATAAATTAGTTGGAGGTTAAAATGATGAGTCCTTTTGGTAGTGTATTAAACACAAGAGAAAGTTATAGTAGATTTTATCAAAAAAACTTTACTGAAGTTGAAGTGCAGTTTAGTGATGAAGATCCTGCGTGGATTCCTTTGAATACTTTACTAGCGATGAGGTCGATATATAATAAAGAGTAATATGAATATGAATGGTAGTAGATTATGAAAATGCTTGGATCTATACAGAACAACCTTTTCTATCTGAAAATATTGGTAATTCTTTCGGCTTCGTCTACCGGATTACAAATTTATCAAATGGTAGACAGTACATCGGTAGAAAATATTTCGTGCAAAAGAGAAAACCTAAGGGTGGAAAACGTAGAGTCACTTCAGAATCCGACTGGAAAAAATATTATGGATCTAGTCCCGAACTAAAGGAAGATGTTAAAAAGTATGGTAAATTGAATTTTAAAAGAGAGATATTAAGTCTACACGAAACAAAGGGACAGGTAAACTTTGAAGAAACGAAACAGTTATTTCTTCATAATGTTCTGACAGAAGCACTTGACGATGGAACACCAATGTATTATAATAGCAATATATTGGGACGCTATATGCGAAAAGATTATGGAAACTTTCAATGACAAACTCAAAGATACAAGAGAGTGGGCATTGGATCGTATTGTTGAACTTTGTTCTCGTGGTAATTTTGAGGAGGTTGTGA